CTTAGCCATACCAACACCATGACCATCAGGTTTATAACCCTCAATCAAAATGTTATTAGCCATTTTAAGTGCGCCATTTAATGTACCGCCTGTTAGTTTAAGGTAATCAAGCGTTGCCAATCGTGCAGTATTGATGGAGTTTTGATAGTCCTTATTTGGATCACCAACATAAATATCAACTTGGTGTCGCTTGTTTGGTTTTTCTGTTAAGACCGCAAAATAGAATTTGCCGTTGTAATAAGCTATATCTTCGATTTCAGTAGTTCTATTGATTTCAATAATCTGTTTAACTGTGCCAAATGGTGTACATTCTACCAAGCTACCAAGAGTTGCACTCATGATGCAGCCATTCAACATGAAAGCACCATTGTTATTGAAATCATCATATTCATAATCGACTTGATATGTTTTTAATTTCTTAAAATCATCGTTGTATAAATTGATTTCACGCAAGCGTTGTTGACCGCTAATAGGTACGATGCTTACATAAGTTCGTGTGATTGGGTCATAACCAATATTAAATACACGTTCATTCAATGTGATAGTGCGTTCATATTGCATTGTGTCCGCATTAAGTACTGTAAGGTTATTACCATTCTTCAAGCCGTTTGCAAGATAAATCTTATTAGTGTTCTTGTTGTAGCACATAGTGTTACAATGCCCCATCTTATCAGGGTCATTAAACTTATACGTACCTACAATCTCAAACGTAGATGAGTTGAGTTCATAGAATATTTGGTTGTTGCCATCTCCACTAATACAAGCTAACACGAATACATTCTTTTTATCGTTGTAGGTAAAACCTTGGCATTGATTGACCTCATCGCCGTATTGAATATTTTTTACAAAGGCAATATTAGATGAACCTTTAAGCATCGGTGTTTCAGTAGGGTAGAATGGTTTTACATTGTTGTATGTACCCATATCCATAACACTATCAACAGTATTGAAAGTTAGATGTTCATTAATCTTGTAGATGCCATTAGGTACTAACAATATCTTATTTTTTAAATTATCGTTAGCACGTTTAAATGCTGCGGTATCATCAACTACACCATCACCAACCGCTCCAAAGTCTTTTACAGATACGATGCCATATAAGCTATCTTTAGGTACAAACTTTGTATCGGCTTCTGTTTTTGTAATCAAACCACCGCCATTCGGTAGGGCGATTTGTTCAGCTTTATTTGCTGCGACTTCTGCACGTTTAGCAGCATCTGTTGCCTTGATAGCGTTACTTGCAATAGAGGTTTGTTTATTATCGATGTCATTTTTTAAGGTCTTAGCTTGGTCTACAAGATTATTAATATCTCGTTTATCAACAGTTGTTTGACCAGCGTAAGCCTTTGCATCTCTTACTAATCGCTCTGCCGTAGCAACATTAGTTGAAGATGTATCAAGTGCAGTATTAGCGGTTGCCAATTTATCATCAACAGTCGATGCTATCGTTTTGATTTCTTCTCCCAATCGGTTGATTATATCTGCATTAGCATTAATCTTATCGGACTTTTCAGAGATTACACTCATAGCATTAATGGCATCATTAGCAGCCTTTACGGAACGCTCAACAATATCTTTCGCAACTTCATTTGCGTTCTTATCACTATCCACTCGAATTTTAAGTGATCTATCTAAATCAGCTTTCATTTCTTGTAAGATAAGTACAATTTTATCGGTAGCGTGTTCGATGTTCTCGAATGGGTATTCATCAGGCAAGTCCATGTCTTGTGAAATAGGTGTTCTACGCTCCAAGATAACCTTTTGCCCTACGGCTAGTGCATCCCCATTAGCTGGGTAGATTACCGATTTGGTGCTTTCGTCATAATCGATGTTCCCAACTTGTACCGCCTCTGTGCCATCTTCATCAACGATAGTTAGTTTAATATCCTCGATTTGGACAAAATCATATGGGAAAATAAACTTCTTATTTATCCCATCGCATTGATACACTACAGATGGTTTTAGTACTTCTGGTGTCAATTTAACATCCCCTTTCAGTTGTATATAAATAGGACTACCCATTATGGATAGTCCTTATTTATCAATGTTTCTTTTTATCTTTTTTAGTTTTTAATCGTCTATCAAATACTACTGCCATGATTGCATCCTCTAGTGATGCATCGGTATCTGTGAAACCAAATTTAGCTAATGTCCACAAGCCATCAGTTACAGTATCACTAAACCCAGTTGCTCGGTTTGCTAACTGACTGAAACTTTTGCCTACATCTATACCATCTTTGTTTTTGCTCATAATTGCGTTGCCTAAATCGTAGAATTTCTCAACGATGCTTAATGCCATAACGCTATTACCCTTATTAAATACCTTTTCACCTAGAATGTATTTCATTGCCATATTCGACATATCACGGATGATTGGTACACCCATAGTACCTTGTGAGACTAACTCTTCGATAAATGACTTAGCTAAATCTTCAGGCTTATCATCATTGCCATTCGTCATAGCTTTATATGCCATCATACCGATAGCCTGTGAAATCAATGTCCACCATAGCATTTTAACGAACCTTGCATAATCGCCGTTATCCTTACGTGCATAGTTACCCTCTGTAATGATGTTGTACAAAGTATTAGCGTAGGAATAGAATGGAACGAATAATTGAGTGAATGTAGAACGTGAACGCTGAATAGCAGCAGCATCCTTTGTATCACCGCTACCAAATATATCACGTACTGCTCTATCACCAGCTTCAATAGATTGTTGCTCTACCCATTCAGCACTTACACCCTCTTTACCAAATAGTTCAGCTTGCTTTTGATCATATGCAAACTTCCATACAGGAATGGATAATGCAAAGTCTGTTTCTGTAAGTAATCTGAACCCCATTTGATTTATATCATCTCGAATGTCAGCTAACTGTTCTACCTTATAACCACCAACATTTGTATCACCCAAACGTAAACCTTTACCTGCAATGGATAAACCTTGTTTCAAGTCTTTATCCAATGTTTGTATGCGTTCACGCATGAAGATTGATTGACCCAATACAAAATCTCTAGTGTTGTTATAAGTAGTTGTGCCGTGTCCATAGAAACCAATACCAGCATGATTGATGGCTCTAATGGTATTGCCTACACCGATACGATAAAACGCAACAGGAATGTTCAACGCATTTTGTAACGCTACCGATACTCTACCAGCCATTACTGCGGTTGATGTATTCTTTTTCAACGTAAGAATTAAGCGGTCTATATCGTTTGTTTTAGCTGCCTCATCTTGCCAGTTATCACGAACCCAAGTTCGCAGGAATTGGTAAGTATCTGCACCAAATTTATCAACAATATAGTTTTGTAGTTCACGATTAGAGATTAACTTATTAACATCTGTTACCGCTTTACGCATCGTTACATGGTTAATAGCCTCTGTGATTGCATTAGGAATTACATCAAAGTCTAGCAACAATGATTTATCCTTAACTACATCTAAACGGCTTTTAGTAGCACTCATACCAGTACCCCAAACCGCATTACTACTAACCATAGTTTTTGCAATATCTTCAACTTGATTGTCGCTAACAGATGCATTGACTTTAGGGTTATAAACAATAGGGAAATATTGCCCCTCAATGTTTCTACCGCCAATAGAGAATGTCAAACCCTCTACTTTCTTTAATGGGTTACCATAAAGTTCTTCTTGAACCTTACTGCGTTCATCAAAGAATGAATTGATATGATCCCATGTACGAATTACAAACTCCCAGTCCTTATTAGTCATATGTTCTTGGAACGCACGTTCAATTTCAACCTCATTTGCTTTTGTGGTTTCCATCACACGTTGTCGGTTGCTTTCAGTACCCCAGTTAAGGGCAATCATGATTAGTTGCTCTTTAGTTAAGCCGTACAAGTTACCAACTGTATATAGATGTTCATTACGCATATTGAATAATTCACGCTTGGAATATATTCCTACATCTTTCGCCAATCTACGCATTGATACTTCCTTACGTTCATTGAACGCTTGCGTAGCACGGCTGATAGGGTCATAGATGTATTTAACTGCAAAGCCGTTTTTACCGCCACCCATTCGTCTTAGGAATGTTTCAACTTTCATCAACGCTAAGTGGAAACCATATAGTTTACCGCTTACTGCATCTGTTTTAGTTTGGTTATTAAGAATGTTAAACACATCACCAGTTGCACCACCAAATGTTTCTGTAGCCTCACCAATGATTTCTTGTACTGCATTTTCAAACGATATGCTTTTACCCTCATCGTTCAAAATGGTTGTACCCTCATACTCGTTTCTGCCGTTCTTGTACATACCAGTCATGAGTTCTTCTAAGGTTTCTAATTCATTCATTGTGATTGATTTAAACGATTTAGGTGTTTTAGCGTAGAACATTTCAGCTATCCAAGGTTCTAATTGAACCATAGATTGTTGGTTAAGAATAAGTGCATCCACATCAAGTGCGGATAATACTGTATTCATATCAAAACCATCAGTAGGTGGTAAGCCATCATACTTAGTTAAACCCATTTGGTATGCCATATGGGAATAGAAATAACGCATATTAGGTTCAATAGCAATAGGGTTCTTAGGTCTAGTCATGCGTTGTAATTGTTGTTTTAATTTCAATCGCAACTTCTTTGACTTTTCAAAGTTTTCAAACGCTACTCTTGCTCTTGCTTGTTGGAGCATCTGTTCACGTTTATATCCTAGTGCTTTATCGACCTTACCACTTGCCAATGCTCTATCAGCTTTCTTGCCAGCAGTAACCGCTTTATTCTGATAGGTCTTAAACTGTACCGCATTAGAGATAGGTAATTCACCTAACTCTTTTCTTGCTCTATTCATGTAGTCGGAGATAGTGCCTAACCCAGCACCACGAATAGAACGAACATTATTGATGCGGTCTCGTAACTCATCTTTTAATTTTTCGATACGTTCACTAGCTTTTAACTCTTGTTTTTCTGCTCGTTCTTGTGTGCGTTCTGCTAATCGTTCTTTTTGTTCAATAGCACGATCTAGTTGATTAGTAATAGTTGTTAAGCGTTTTGATAACTCACTATTCTTATCTTTTAGTTCGCTCTCACGTTCCTTAGCTTTATCTGTAAGTTCCGATTTTTCATTGTTCAACTTTTCGATTAAGCGTTCCGCTTTTTCAAGTTCCTTTGTTGTATCAACTAGTGCAGCATCTACTTTTTTCTTATCAGATTTAAGAATATCGTACTTAGTAGGCTTAACCTCTTTTTCGATTTCACTTAATTCTGTATCGATAGTTTCTGCGTTAGGGTCTAACTTACGAATACGTTCCAACAATTCCCAGTTCTTCGCTAGTTCACGATTAGTAGACTTTTGAATAATCTTACTTTCTTCTTCGGTTAATCTCATTTGACCTTGTGTACTAAGCAAGATTTCTTCTGCTATTTGCTCGTTAGTTTTGTCTGCATTGTTATCTTTCATAAACTCTGCTTTCGCATTGTCCATTTCTTGATTGATAGCATCGTTAAATGTAGCACCAGCTTGTTCTACTTCCGCTCGTTCTAACTCTTCAATAGAGTTGTATTGTGTATCTTTCAATGCACCATCACCAAACACGTTATATCGTTGATGCTCTTTGTAGATAGGATATTGCTCAATCAATCGTTTTTCGATTTCAATTTGGATAGCATCCTTTTCTTCTTCCCACTCTTTAATTGGTCTATTATCCAATTCTTTCATGAGTTTTCGCATCACACGTTCTTTTGCTTTTTCCTTAACATCTGCAATGTAGGACTGCATACGTGCTTGGTCTTGCTCAGATAGTTGCTTATAGAGTTCAGTTTTTTCAAACTGTTCAAGTTGTTGTTGCTCTGCGTATGCCTCTATATCCTCTTGGGTTGCAAGCATACGATCCATAATTTCCCTAATATCTTTAGGTGGTAAACCTCCTAAGCGTGATACTGCACGATAGATAGCACTCAACCACTTACTAAATCGTCTGAATGTACGTTCAAGGAATTTAGTAGGTGCTTCACCCTCTCTTAGATAAGCCTCAAACCCTCTAGCGAATTTCTCGTGTGCATCGGTATTGATAGTTTCGTTATCGTTCCAACCGCTCCACTCTTTCAACGCTTGCCAATCGTCTTTGACTTGTTGAGGTGCGTTTTCCATTTCAGCCAAGGTCTTAATATCATCAAAGAATACATGACCCATCTCGTGCATGAATGTTGATTTATCAGCAGTTTTAAACAATTCTACAATACGTTCTGTTTGAGATTTAATAGTAGTCATACCATTGATAGATTGATTGTACTTTTCGATAATTTGAATAGACTTATCATCAAACACTACAAAGTTATGAGTAAGACCATGTTTGTATTTAATCCCTTTTACACCTAATTTGTTTAATTCAAGAGATGCTTTTTTGTCGCTACCTAAACGCTCTGACAAACTATTATAAAACTCTTTGCCAGTCATATTGGTATCAGTCGGATTTAATTGTTTGATTTTATCTAAAACGTATTCCGACTGCTCGTTAATTGGTTTTGAGTAATCTAACATTGTGTCTGCATCTGGAATTTCTACATTATATAATGTTGGTTTTGAACCAGAAGTTACTTCAAAACTATCAATATTATCAATTAGATACGAAATTTTAGAAACAATATCATTATAAAAAATATAATGCTTGTTATATTTTTTTCGCTCCTCATCAATAGCATCTAATAGATACTCTTTATTTACTCGTTTGTTATCAGCCTTAGCTTTAGCTTTAGCATCATTTAACATAACAGTTGCCATTCGTTCAAACTTACTATCAACAAGTGTTGGTAATTTGCTAATAGTAAACTTACTGTTTTGTGTAATAAATTCAACGATGCCATCTAATTCATTTAAATTTTTAGTAACTCTATTTAAACTATCTTGCTCATCTTCTCTATGAGATACTAATCGTTTTAATAGAGTTTCTTTATTATTCTCTACATTAATACCACCAAATATCTGATTAATAACAGGAGCATACTCATCAGGTAAATTCTTTCCATTTAACGTAAATTCATTTTTCGATTTACGCTCTACCTTATAATTTTCAGCTACATTTCGCTTTTCAGCAAAATACAAACCCCAACCAAATGCTTGATGCCCTAAGCCACCGCCAATACCACCTAAATCAAACTCATCAAAATCATAAGGCGAACCATGCCATGCAGCTTGTGCATAACCATCTTTGCCATTCATCTTGGCATTTACATCAAATCGTAAAGTATTTAGGTAGTCCATAGCAGTATAACGTGCATTACCAGCCTCACGCATGATTTGTGCGAACACATCAGCATGAGTTGCTACCAATAATGCATCCTCATGTGCTTGTTGTCTGATATGACCTTTAGTGCTAGTTTCTAACAGTTCACGAACCTTTGTATATACTTCATAACCTGCTTTTGTTAGGTTCATACGTAATGCAACATTCTTATCGGCAATTTCAAAGACTTTATCTTTAATAGCCTCTAGGCTTTCGATTTGCATCAACATATGTTCCATATCTGCATAATGTGCATCAGATTGTGCTAGTGCATCAGCATTACCATCAAGACTTTCCGTTGTAGTTGCTCGGCTATACTCATAGGCTGCTCGTCTACGTTCTGCATTTGTGCGTGGTGCTTTACCCCCATGATTAGCTTTATAATCAACTAACCATTGTGGTTCAATACCAGTACTTACCGCATCATTGATAGATTTATCCGAATTGTCAAAATCACTTGCATAGGTTTCTCTGTACTGTTCTTTTAACGTATGCAATAAGTTGTTGAAATTACGTTTAATATTCGTAGGGTCAGATAGTACCTCATTAAGTACTTCACGATCTATGTCAGATGCACCCTCAAACTCATTACGAATAATATCATCCTTGATACGTTCCGCACGTTTAGAGGTGTCATCTTTCAATACAGATTTAGCAACATCTACTTCTTGCTTTGCACGTTCTAGTGTAGCCAATGACATACCACCTCTAGTAAAGTAAGAGGTTTGTTTTAATGCATCTACTGTTTCATCGGATAAGTTCATTGATACTTGTGCATAACTACCAATAGGAATTTCAACAGGTGCATCTGCCTCGATAGCTGCTTTTACTTCCTCTTGCGTTACTAAGCCATTATCTACCATATCACGGATAGCAAGTTGTCCGTTTTCAGATTGTACTAATTCTGCTACATCTACATATTGAGTTGATACCCCAATCTTATCGCCCTGTGCTTGTACGATTTTTCCGTATAGTTCAGGGTTTTCTTTTGCGATTTTATTGGTAGTACTATCTTTACGAACATTATCCATAATAACTGCACCATTGCGGTTTTGTTCAGCGATGATTGCTGCTTGTTGTTGTTCAGGTGTTAGCTTTTGAAAATCACGGAAAGCCTTTGCAGTACGCACACCACCTACCGCACCACCGATAGCACCAAAACCGATTACCGCTGGCAATGCTTGTTTCATTGCATCTAATGAACCTATAGCAATATCACCTACGCTATAATATCCCTCTAAGTCATTATCCTTGCGTGTTAGGTTGTGTTGTACCTTTTCATTTACATCTTGCAAACCCTCTTCAAAGAGTTCAGGTACACCAGCTTTAATTGAGTTTTTAGCCATCTGTGCAACAGTTGTTCCAATACCTCTATCAAATGTTTTAACAGTATCACCAACACCTGCACTAATAGCTTTTGCAATCATACCTTTAGGTGCTACTGCTTTAAAGGCTTTCCCCATAGCTGCAGTTGCTGCAAACTCAATACCAGCATCAATAGCAGCATAAGACATAGCATATTGATTAGCCTCTTGGTCTGTGTATACTCGATTTCCGTTTGCATCTTTCTTTTGAGTGAGTTCAATGTACTTATTGCCAAATGACATTTTGTACATATTCCGTGCCATGTCAGCACCGCCACCCCATTTAGCACCAGTAGCAGCACCAGCACCTGCACCTACACCCTCTGTAGCTAAGCCACCGATTAATGCACCAGCAACTGCACCAGCTACTGCACCTACACCGCCTTGTTTTGCCATCATGTAGCCTTGACTAGATGTTGCACCAAATACTTCTTCTAGTGGACTACTACCATCAGGTTTCCTATAACTTTGTATATTGTTTTGTAATCGATTAATCTCATCGGTTAGTTCGCTAATCTTTTGTGGATCAGATTCATGTGCCAAGGCAAAACCAGCATCGCCCAACTTCATTTGGTCATTCATCACCCAAATACTTTGTTGCATCGCATCGAATACACCTTTTGTATTCTTTATTGATTCAAGATTGTTTAACGCTTGGATGCCCTCTGCTTGTGAGCTATATTTCACCTTATAGAGTTCAGGAAACTCATCGTAAATATCTTGTAAAACTTGTCCTCGTTCTACTCGTCTAGATAGATAATCAGCACGTTCAAATGCTCTATCATCACCAAACATAACTGTATCTGCACCGATATTTAAAGTTTTAGCAATACGCAAAGCCTCATTAGCACGTAATTGTTCATTGTTATACAAAAACAATCTATCAGTATTACTAACAAACCCAGCTGGTAAAGCATTAGGTAATGACTGCCCTAATTGACCTATAGATTGTAATAGGTTGCCTTGTTGCCCAAAAGGTGAAACTGTTTCCGTTCCATCTGTATTTTTAACGCTAATAGGTGTACTAGCGATTGTAGATAATGCATCTGCCGTATTTTTCGCAATGCTTGATACTGTATCTATACCTGCACCAATAGCCTGTCCTACAGGTGTAAAACCACCTACAGGACTAGACTGTACACCAGCGCTAGCGGTAAAGGAACGTGGACTCTCTCCACCATGTCCACGTATTAACGCTTGAAACTCTTCACGCTCTTGTTGATTAATATCAGCCATTTGTGTATCTCCGTTGTAATGCATTGTATTCTGATTCGTAAATATCTTTAGTTGAGCCATCTCTATATGTTACTCGGATATAATGGTTTCCTACAGGTTCAGCATGAACGATACCGATTGCTTGATTACTTGCACCACTTATAGTAGATGAATAATCATCGCCATCTCCAAAGTATGGTTTACTTGTACTACGTAATGTGCTTGTTGCTACTGCAGCATCAAAGATTTCATCTTTTTCAGCATCTGTAGGTGGTCTATGATGTTTGATTTTAAATTCCTCAATGCGACCTGCCATTTCTTGTTTAACACCATATTTAAAGCTACCAGCCAATGTTTTATCTTCAGGCATTACTGTAGCAAGTTTATATTCATATGGAGTTAAATCAATGTTGCTAGCTTTCTTATTGTTATCATCGATTTCAAGTAACGATGCATCAAGTTCATCATCCATGATTTTATTAGGCAACACACGTTCTGCATATGCTCGTGTCTGTTCGTAGGTATGAGATTTTGCATACTGCTTAATACCCCATTTTTCTTGCGCCGTCATTTTCAAACCTTTTTCATAGATTCTATCTAGCTTAGGTCTTTCGCTTGCCATTTTGCCACTCCAATATTCTTTTTCTTCAGGAGTAGTTGAACCTGCTAGTTGAACCTGTGCATATTGGAATGCACCACTTACATCACCATTAGCTATCTTTTGATTTAAGATTGTTTGACCTGCTTGTAAGCGATCATTGATAGCAATCTTTCTAGTTTGTTCTTGCAATGTGTAATAATTTTTGTAGGCAGTTTTAGCCTCATCTTCAGCTTTCTTGATTTGGTCTTCTGAATACTTTGGACTACCACCACTAGCCATAGGTGCATTTCTCATGTCTGCTGAATAGTTAGACTCAGAATCAGTATAATAAGAATTTTCCTTTAAAATATGCGCCCATGTATTTACATCATTTACATCTTTCAAACCATCATAATGCCTTAAAAAACTTTGTACATAATCATCTGCAAAGTCTTCATCTGTTTTGTATACCTTGTAATAATTAGTGCCACCATCTTGTTGTCGGTTTTCCTCGCCGTTTGGTTCAGCTTGTGTCAACCCAGCATAGTTTCTATTTTCTGTTTGTAACTTACCAAAGTTAGCACTACCGCCTGTTTCGTGATAAAGTTGGCGATAAACCATTTCTGCATTATATCCATATTTTTTAGATATATACTGTGCAATTCCCCATAAATGCGTGTCAGCACCAACACCACTTTTCAATGCCTCTTCATTTTGGGTTTCCATCTTGGCTCTAACATACATGGCAGCACTACTCATGCCTTGGTTTAAATCATGCCCATACATCTGATACAACTTAGCATATGTATTATCATCATTAACTAATTTGTTGATATTCATTTGATTAGACATTTTTTTATATGGTGTCAATACATCTTCACCTACAACACCACTCAATGAAGTCAAAAGGTTTTCAACTTTGGTTGAATCATTTTCCGCTACGGCTCTGTCAAGCAACTGTTTCCCAGTTTGGTCTGTGTTAGCACGAATTTTTTCATTAATCTGTTCATCATCTAAACCTAACTCTTTACCTGTTGATCTATATAAATCACCCATCAATGAAATTGTTTTCATTTGGTCTGCCATGTTATCAGAACGAACGGCTGAATCTCTTAGGCTTGTAATTTGGTTTTGAGTGGCTGTACTTAATGCCGTTTCATATTGACCTCGTGAATATTTAGAGATGTTATTGTAATCAGTTGTTTTAGATGTTTCAACGGCTTTGTTAAATGCGTTGATAGCATCATTGGTTCTGAATTTATATTTCTCCAATATATCCTTTTGTATTTTGTCTACACCGACATTATAGTCAGGCAATATAGATTGAGCATTCATACCTTTACGAATCATCAACCCATCTTTATCATCATTGAGTAATTTGTTTGTACTATTATTAAACTCATTGATGGCATTAGTTACATCGATATAGTCTTTCCGTTTATCAATCTCTATCCATGTATTAGTAGCATCTTGCAATGCTTTTGTCATGGCATTTAAACCACTCGTGTTACCACCATAAGCCATTTCATTTACATTAGCCTGCACGCTACCATTAATGGTGTTTAAGCGTTGATTGCTATCATAGCCTATTAACTTCATTAGATACCCCACCTATTATTTCTGATAGCACCTTTGGTTACGAATTTCATCTTAGGCATACCAGCAGCCTCTAGTGCATCACTAGCTGGTGTGTAGTAGTTATTACCAACACCTGCACTCTTACTTGCATATTGACCTTTAAGTCCATAAATACTAGATGCACCACTTAATATCGTACCTAGCATAGCCATTCTAGTTTGTTTCTTAGCATTACTTGCTGCTGCTCGTGCGGTGCTTGCCTCGTTGCGATAGTTCATGCCGTTAAGATATTCATTGTAGATACTGTTATTCTTGTTAGTTTCCCAATTCTGAATATCCTTGTTGTACTCATCATAGCTAGATGCCATGAGTTGTAGAGGAGTTCCAGCCATCATCAAGCCACTAGCACCAGTTTCTGCCGTATTCTGCCCTTGGATAAGTCGCATCTTATCGGACATCTTATCACGTTCTTGCAAGGCTTGGTCTGCAATCTGTTCTTGCTTGCGATCGCTTATGCGTGCGTTAGCCTCTGCCACCCTTGCTTGCTGATTGTACATTGCAGCTTGTGCTTTTCCTTGTTGGTGTTGTGTAAACAACGTACCAACCATACTTGCTGCGGTTAATGCAATAGGGTTACACATTCGCATCCCCCTTTCTCAATGTGAATAAAACCATATCCCCATCGTTAATATCGTAATGAATTACCGCACCTAATGACTTTAGCCATCGAATGGTGCGGTGATTTTCTTTGTGTATGTAATTAAAAAGTACTTCCCTAGTTTGTAGCCATTCCCCAATGATATTTCTACTAACTTTTATAAATTGCTTTTGCAATGTCAAACTACGTTCAAAATCTTTACTCCCCAAAAAGTAAATGCAATGCATACCATTTAATGATGTGTTCGATACCCCATATACACATAATGGTTTCTCATTATCAATTACAATGCGACTTTGATAATCTTCCCCAAGAATATCGTTTACAAAGTCATTTTCGCCGTAGTTTGAATTTTTTCGATTAATATATTTAACCTCTAAGGCATCTATCGAACGTAAGTTGATATATAATTCACGAATTAAAGAAACGTGCTTAGAGGGGGAAATATTACATTCCATGAACATTTGGGAAACCACCGCCAATTTCTACCTCTCTTGTAACCGCTAATAGGTTAAATGGGAAAGGTTTTGAGTGTTTTATACAGATTTCTGTATTAGTATTAACGCTAGTTGCTATCTTAGGTAGTACTATTACAGTATCACCAGTAAATAGCGATTTAGGTTTTAAGATTAAATCATCTACATCATCAAATGTTTTACCAACGCTACCACCATACGAACGATATAACCGCAACGCAACTCGTGATATAGTTACCAATCTACATTGCAACGTGCCATCGTTTATTTGTTGCTCTACGCTAGGTATTTTAATTTTAGTAGTGTATGGCAAACCAACAGTAATTACATTTGCTTTACCATCTAATTTAATAACACCAGTTGGTGGTACTAACCTAGATGGCATCTGTTGTCCATCAACTACTATGTCTACCATTTGCCCTACTAGGTGAGGTGCGTTGATGTAATCAGTCTTAATTGAATTAGCGACTTTAACATAGCAATCTAGGAATACATCGGAGTTGTCCTCTGTATATAGTGGAATACTACGTTCAATGCATTTAACATTCTTATTATTAATCACACGATCTACCACAAAATAGATTGTGTCTTGCTCACCCTCTGCCACACTTTCAACATATCGGTATTTGCCATTAGTTACAAAATGCGACCAACCATATACCTTTTGTTCAGGAATATAAGTTAAACAATTGAGTTGTCCATCATCTCGAACGTAGTAAATAATACTGTCAGGGTCTTGTGCATAAGCACTTGTAATCGCTACATGACCTTTAACTAATGTTTTAACAAATAGTGTTAAGTCTTGTCCTGTGTAGTTGTCGCTCTCGTAAGAGTAACCCATATCACGAACAGTACCGCCACGCTCTTGAACGAATACACATCGGTTACCGATAAACTGTGGTTCACATTTCAATGCACCACGTTGTGTTTGTGTTTTCAAATAACAGTTAGTAGGTGTAATAGTCTTGCTCCCATCAACTATCCACTCATTACCGCTAGTTAATACAATCAAGTCATTAGCTGGCACAAGATGTCTAATTTCATACATCTTGCGGTTGATTACTGGTAGTGTGATTGCGCTATCATCTGTGATTGTACCGCCTACTTTTTCAACCCCAAAGTTAGGATAATCACCAGTTCTACTAAACCAAATGAAGTTAGGTTTGCTATCAGTTGCAGCTACTACGAACCTATCTTGATAGAATGTACATAACTTCGGATAACCTCTACCCCTATTCCAACTACCTAATTTCCATTGATAGCTAGGTTCACCCTCTTTAATGCCGTTAAGTACATTAACCTTTGCACTCTTAGCATCGGTTACACTTTTAATCTCAACGATGCCATATTGAGTGAATGGCATGATGGATAAGTCGCAATTCACAGAACCGCCTTTAATATCTGATATATATTTAAGCCTTGCTCCAGCCTCTATCTTACCTGTATCAGTTACGTTATAGTCATTCTTAGAGGTGTATGTTCTGTAATCTTTCCATGTTTGACCATCGTTGTTAGAAATCTGTAATTTGACTGTACCTTCCCATGTACCATGCGTTGTGAATTTCCACGATAGTTCTGTATCAGTACTATACGCACCAACATTGTAATTGATATTATTATAGGTCTTTTCGACTGTTTGACCTTGCATATATCGTCTTACTTTTTTCTCCACAACTTCGCCAGCAGACTTAGTGTGTACCGCTTCTACATAGTAGGCAATCTGGATTACACTACCTACCATATCCTCTGTGAAGAGGTCTTTTGTAGATGTGATCGTATCACCATTAACAGTTAATGTATGTCCGTTATCTGTGTTGATTTCATCATAAGGTTGTTCAGTCAGTTTGTATGCACTCAACCGCCAGTCAGTATCACTATATCGTGATAGCGTTTGAATAGGGTACTTACCGCTACAAATGAACATTACATCGCCACTTTGGATGCAGTTTAATTCGCCTACAATATCCGCCTCAAATGGTGTTGCTACTTCAACATTCGTATATACACCATTTCGCCACACCCTAACATATCTATCACCAAATTCAAGCATGAACGATTGGTTTTTATTGGTTGTAAACTCAAACAGTCTAACAGGTTTATCGTTGTATTTAGCATATCCGATAAACTGTGAACCTTGCCTACGTGCTACCGCTCCATAGGGTCTAATGACTGCGTTTTCAGCAAGTAGTAATGCACTTTTATATTGCTCAAGGTCAAATCGACTAGATACATCAGGCGATACCTCACCAGTAGTAAATGCGACCTGTCCGATATACATCGGTTGCATATTACCAACTCCTTGCTTTCAAATAGCTAGATACATAAGGCATATCTAGTCTGCGCTCTTTTGCACTCATAGATTTTGCCTCTTGTAATGCTGCTTGATATAACTTGTATGATTGGTCGAATAAACCACTATTACCAGTCAACGGCATAGCTAAATCAGATGCCATCTTACACACTAATGCTTTTACAAAAATAGGGTTCATTACATCAGCATCGGTTATATCGTACACATAATCAATGTGCATCAATGGTACATCAGATACGATGTACTTTGTATTGTTATCAGTCAAATAAACATCATATTCACGTTGCTTTTCCGCTCGGTATCGTTCCCCCTGTGGAATTACCGCCAGGATGCGAACACATTTTTCAGGATATGCATATACATAACCCCAACCATCAATCTTATGTTCAGATAGTACCGCACGTTCACGCTTACGTGCAAAGTTCCATTCAAACTGCTCTAACAATACTCTACGTGTTAGATCATAATGCAATCTGCATTGTCTAGCAGGTTCGGTTTCTTCAGTCATAGAACGGATGCGACCTGCATTGATAAGCGATAATGCTTGATTACAAATATCAGTAGGTGTCATTTGTTCCACCTTTCTATAAAAAAAGAGGGATGCATAAGCACCCCTCGTTCAATTATTCAGCAGTTTCTTCCGCTTTCTTACCAGTTTTCTTGGTTGTAGGTTTTGCCTCTTGGGCTTCCTCTACTTCTGCGACTTCTTCTGCACCAACAGTTTCAAACAAATCTTTGAAGTAGTCCTTATCGTATTCGGCTACCTCTTCTTTTGTAAATTCAACTGTTGTTCCCTCTTCAATTAGACCCTTTGTATTATGATAAAGGGTTACTTTTGCAACGTATTCCATATTAGCCACCTTATTTAATGTTAATGCCACTTGTTAAGAATGCGGAGATTTGACCGCCAGTCATATTGTTAGCGTTGATGCGGATGTATTTCTTACCACCATTAGCTAAACGCACTTTGTATTCTGTGCCAGCTGGTGCATTAGCTACCATTGTAATGCCATGCAACAATACCGCATCAGCCATATTATCTTTGTCGGATGTATACACGTTAAACAATGGTGTGCCAGTTACTGTTTTGTCGATGCGAATTACAAGAAATAAGTTAGGGTCTGCATCACCAGTACCACTCATAATTACATCGGAGTTAGTGTTAGTTGTAATATCTTTTTTCCAAAAGAAAGTATTTTGAGTATCAATAATCATATATCTTTATCCTCCTATTAATTAGCAGTAACTCGTGCTTCTGTGGAAAGCAATGCATCGATTTTACGAACAGGAATGCCATTCGCACGTGTAACCATTTTACCCATTTCCATATCTTCTGTAATTGTAGAACCATGTACTTTGTTCTTTTGCAAACGTAAGAATGTACGCAATTCTTGGTTCATGTACCATACAGGGCGGCAGCCTGTAAGAGATTGCATTCTTTCTTCTGCACGGATCATCAAATTAATCAAATTAGGACCTGCGGAAATATCTTCCTTAATGGATTTCATATCGATATTTGCGATACGTACAACATAGCGCCAATCACGAACACACAAACCGATGTTTTGTTCAAAGTGAGTGCGATATGCCTCGAATAAAGATCCATCAGGCTTAGTGATTGTTGTTCTGCCCTTGTCTTCTTGTTGCAAGCCAGCCTCTGTACCACGTGGATAGATACCATGTACAGTAAGAGGGCCCCAACCTACAAGCCACATAGATGCAAGGTTTGCAGTACCGCCAGCATCGATAATGTTTTTAGCGCTATCAGCTTTCTTAGGGTCTAATGTATTAAAACGTGCGGATAAGCCAACAAACTTTTCAGGAGTGCTTTCATCACCATAGAAAAGTGTACGTGCGATTTCTTGACCCATAGCCTCAACGAATGCAGCATCTTCTGTAGCACGGAACGCTACAGGGTCATTAGACAACTTAACCAACTTAGCATCTACTTCGGAGTAAGCCTCTAGCATACCGCAAGTGTCGGTAATTTGTTTTGTAGTAGATTTGCTAGGTTGTACACCGCCATAAAGCATGCGCCATGTAGCATCAGGTAAGCCAGTACGTACTGTTGTTTTGTTAGATGTACCATCATTACATTCAATCATTGTCATATCTTGAATGATTTCGTTAGATTGGTTTAATTGTTCGATGATTTGTGCGATTTTTCCGTTAGGATCCATACGCTTTTGCAAATCAATTAAAGTAGGGTTTTGTGTTCCGATTGTAGCCATAAATTATTTTCTCCTTTTATTTGAACATACTCGGATATAAGTTTCTTCTGATTGCATCTTCTGACTGTGTACCACCAGTTGGTTGACCGCCACCAGCGTTATTATCTTCACCAGCCATACCAGCAATCTGTGCGAATAATTGGATAATTTCTACACGATTACCTAAGCCATTTTCTGCTAGCAACTCACGAATATTAGGAATTGCCTTTTCTACAACTTCAACACCAGTTGCAGCTTTACCAACTGTTTCATCGTATTTATTACCTAATACCTCTTTTGTGTGTTCTGCGTAACCTTTATACTGTTCAATCAAAGCATCTTGTCTTTTCTCTTCATAAGCAGTTACAAGGTCAGTAGCGTACTTATTACCAAACTTAGCCATCTCGACTGCTTGGTCTTGCGTAGCACCTACGCTATTGAGTAGCTTAGAAAAGTCAGCTGCGATTGTTTGGTCTACTTCACCACTATCAAATGCTTTCGTAAAGTCATATACAGTAGGTTCTGCAGGTGGTTCTTGGTTGCTGCTTGTGTCAGCACTACCACCTAAGATTGTGTCTTGGGTATTCGTGTTAGCATCCGTAGTAGGTGTACTACTATTTGCACTCGTTGTGTTATCATTCGTGCCTTGCGTTAAATCTTCTGCCATAGTCATTCACCTTTTTCCTCTAAATTTTTAAATAGTTTTTGTTGATTGATATATTCCAGTTGTGCTTGGTGGTATTTGAGTACACCCTCAACACCATCACCGATAGCACCAAGCATTTGCATATACTTTAGACCTACACTTCTTTTCCCCTCGTTGAAAAAGGTTTCTGAATTGCCAGTAAACGAACGCTTTAGAATGTCCGTATTGTCTAAAAGCCTACAAAAAAACCACCTACCAAGTTCAGTACTTAGTACGTGGTTAAGTGCATCAATATCACGATCACGAATATATTCTTGTTTTGTTTTACTCATCTACACCCCCATACCCATTAACTGTTGCATTACTGGGTTTCCGTCATTGGCTGCATCTGTTGCTTGTTTAGCTGCTCCAGCCATTTGAGGTGCTAGTTGTGCCATTTGTAATGCTTGTGCTTGTTCCTCTTGTTCTTGTTGTGCTTGTTGTTGTTGCTCCATGATTTTTTGATAATCATCATTGGAACGAATAACCCTAGCAGGTACACCAAGATTTACGCCGTATATGTCGGCTGCCTCTTCAAAGTTAAACTTCTGAACGATGTTCGCATTGCCCTGTGCTAATGACATAATAAAAGCATAGTACTGTTCAATATTCACCAATGAGGACATTTTCTGTGCTTGTGCTAATGGAGATATGTATTCTATCTTTACATCCATACCATTTAGCATTTCGGCAGTTTGTTCATCGATTGGTGGAAATATTCCGGCTCTATCTAAGATGCCATAAGTACGTTCAATGATTGGGTTTAAAAACTCACTTTGTAAGCGTTCAACTACAGGACCTAACTGTTGCATTTTTTCTTGTGTACGCTCCATAACCTCACGTGCGGTCATTTGTCCGCTATCGATGTTATCAAGCATCAAGAATAGGTCAGCACTATAGGCACGTTTAATGCTTTCAGATACAAACTGTATCTTAGCTTGTACATTCGCAACATCAATTCCTACATTGAATATCGGTTCAACCTTACCGCCTGTATCAACTTCCGTTACACCGCCGGGAAATAGATTTACACTACCGATAACATCAGATGTAGCACTCATAGGTGGTTTAATACCTAATTCGATTGCAGTTACTAAGTCTTTTTCAAGTAACTGTAACATCTGTGCATCTGACTGTGCGAACCATGCACACCCTTTGCCATAACCACTTAGATCATGTGTAGTATGTCTAGCAATAGGAATAGACCACTCCTCAAAGCCACTATGTCTTAGTACATCATCGGAGTTACTCCCCTCTATCCAATAAATGGATGAGTAAGGCATATTCTTATTGCCTAGTTTCCCATTGCGGTCTTTATTAGGTGTAACCAACCAACACACAACATGAGTTGTTGCATTACCTTTGCCATCGTCATATTCACGTTTGACTTGTTCGGTGCAAGCATCATAACCAAACTCTTCAACAAGCTGGTCTGCGGTCATTCGGTATTTTCTACCAAATGTGTTTACCTCACCATTACTGCCACATTCTAATGCATATGTTCCGATAGGGTAAGATGTGAACCTTACACCAAATTTAGGGTCAGGCATGATTGACATAGGCGCTTGTCCAAATGGTAGTTCCATGTAGGCTTGATGCACTACGTTATAGAAATTAGACTTAGCAAATACTGCATAGAGTATTTCTTCACGTTCATCAAGTACCTTACTAACATCACTATTAGCTGCTAGGTCAGTATTCTCTAATGTTAGCTTGAACCACTTTCGACTAGGTGGTGTCATGCCACTCATTACACCTGATGCGAATATTTGGCAACTTTCCCAAGCTACACCATTATTTATTTTGTCGGTGTAGACTTTCGATTGGTCTTGTTCATCATCAAATAGTCCAAGGAAAGGTAGTTGATAATCTCGAATATCTTTCCATTTAGCAACGTACTTTTGACGATTGTTGAACATAGCATTAAACTTTGCCTTAATCTTCGTGTAATCACGTTTCTTAGGCATCGCATTTGTCGGTTGTCTAGCAAGCGTTGATAGGATAGTTCCTTGCATCATTAACCCCCTAATGTGTTCTTAGTGCCAGTCGTTGCCGTGGAAAGAATTGTGCTTTCGTAGCCACGTTTGCCCTTACGTTTCTTTGCATACCAATCTTCACCAGTCATTGTAGTTGCATCGTCTGTTTGTACAGTCGGTGCTGGTGCTGGCATTGGTGTGTTCGGCATCTTATTTTTCATGCACATTTACTAATCACCCCTTATCTTTTTTTAAATGGATCATACTCAGTATTAGCATGAACCCTACTCCCTACATTCACTTTTTTATTGACCTTGAATGCAAAGGTCAAGGCTAATGCATCGCCTTTATTCGGAGATGGTAACCCTCGTTCTTTCATGTCTTTCTTGCTTTCAAGTTGTATTCGCCCATTCTTATCGATGATAGCTTCAGGACTTGTTAAATCGTCATATAACCCTTGGTCGTTTGGTGGAATAGAACCGCCCTCTTTTAGCCACTCTTTCATCTCACCCCACATATAAGCCCTCATATTGAGGTACATATTGTTAGGTGATGCACCACCAAAGGCAACTAACCGCCATCGTCTACCCATTGACTTACCGATACTGTATATACCAGTTCCGTACCCTTGGTCGATGAATACTGCATCTGCTTTATATTCATCCTCAAATTGGGCAATGAGGTTAGCCATTCGCATATCATCGTCATTCTTTTCAATCGTTGCCAAACACTTCATAGAGTAGCCATTACGCATTACTATTTCTAACGTATCGCCACCAGTCCATGCTGGATCAACACCAATAATCGTTGGTAAGTTATTGAATTGTCCTACTTTGTACATTCGCTTTTGTGCTTCATCTACAATTGTTGCTGATATGAATTGTGTATCAGATGCACTAGGGAATATCCCTCGAACACGAACCTTTACAAAGTCGCTATCCTCACCATGAATATCAACCCATTCTTGCAGCTTGGCTTTGTTTGAAATCTTAACTGTTCTACTATCAATCTGATATGTAGTCCAATAGTTACGATGTTTTCTGAAACACTCTCTAAATCTTCCACTATTACGTGTAGGGTTACCAAACACACACCATATAATTTCCGTTTCTTTATCGGTTAATGCACCCTCTGTTACTTCCCATATCTTGTCAGATATTGCAGATGCCTCATCAAAGATGATTAGTATTCTATTACCTTGATTGTGCAAGCCAGCGAATGCTTCAGGGTTGCTTTCGCTCCAAGGAATAGCATCTATCCGCCATGTCTTTTCATACTGTTTATCAGCACTAAACAATGCGGTAGCGGTATAGGTGAATAATTCTTTACCTATGAATAGGTTGTACCACTTATTCAACTCAGCCCAAGTCTTAGACTTTAACTGTGTATCAGTATTAGCGGTAACTACACCACGTGTATTTTCATGTGTAGCAATAGCAAACAGAATTAACAATGAAGAAAAAGCGGACTTGCCAATACCATGACCTGATGCAACGGCTATTTGTATCGCCTTAGCTAATGACTTTCCCTTACGTAATTCTTCGCCTATTTTCTTTAAAGTCTTAACTTGCCATTCATCAGGACCATCAAAGTTTTCAAGCGGTGTTCCTTTTTCACCCCAAGGGAATGCGAAATAAACAAAGCCTAATGGATCATGAGTGAACGAACCCAACGCATCAATCAGTTGTGCCTTGTTGTACTTCATCAGATTTCACCCTTGCTTGTTTCATTCGGTCAGATATGTCAATCTCTATTTCTGCATCTAGTTTCACCTTATCGGTAAATAACATATGCCGTTTACCTAAGAGTTCCGCTGCTTTCGTTCTATCCGCTACAGATACATCTAAACCAAATGCATCTTTCTCTTCGCCATTCATAACTCTGGTGAGATACTGTAGGACTTCATCAGCAGTTGCGATTGTGTTATTGTTCTTTTGCTCCATGTGTTGTTGTATATATTGGCTCACGTTAGCATTTGACAACAATCTACTTCCCTGTTGCCTTGCACTATTTTCTGAATATCCAGCCTTTAATGCAGCTTGTGTAGCATTAGCGGTCTTGATGTATTCAGTTGCAAATAGCAGTTGTTTGTCTGTCAGATTTGTATCATTCAACATCAATCACCACCTTTATATGCTTTAACTAAAAAAAGTAACACCTCGTGTTGCTTGGTGCTACTGTACTCACTTTCTTTCTTATAGAGTTGTTTCGGTTTGAACGTCTTACCCTTTTTGTACTTATGAGGGAATGTCAGTTTGTATTCTTCCTCTGTGTACATTCGATTAACGATATATACCTTACAAGGCTTATCATATTTACTCCATGATTGCCGTACATCGACTACATATCGTCTGCCGTTCATTTGTAATGCTTTGAGTAGTTTCTTTATCGTTGGCTGGTAATTCACATCCAACACCACACAATACCGATTATGATTAATACACCACATACGATAGCTAAACCATCGATGAGTGTAATCATTGTATCGCCACGATGTTCATAAGCATATTTAGCTTTAGCTTGTAGGTCTTTATTATTCAAGTCCTTAGCTGCTTGTTTGAATAGTTTTCTATCTTCAATGAATTGTTTGATCGCTTTAATCATTTCAGCACTCCGCCACCTTTCCTCTTTAACTTGCCTTTATCCTTGCGACATATTCCACAATGTGGTTTACAAGAATGTTTAGCCGTTATGTATGTCTGACACAATCCGTTGTATTCGATTACATCAGCAGTGCATATTCCATATTTATCATTGTTCAAGCAATGCTTTCTATCGCAATGTACCTGTGTCATATTTCCCCTTTATGATAGATTTATACAAAAATTGGAGTATATCGCCGTGGATACACCCCATTTTGTGATAAGTTTATTCATTTACACTATGTTAATTATTCAAAACCGAAGTTATACCCTCGGACTTTTGCCGATGTAACCACACAGGAGTTAGCGTTCCTTCTAAAACTCTGTATCCTGGTTAGTTCCTAGGAAACCAATATAACTTCAGTTTTCAGTAATTACTCAAAACCGAACACACTATATATATGTCTTTGGAAAGGAATATGGGTATTATTTTTTAACTAATAATAACTTGTGAGAGTTCGTAGTGTATTCAGTTTTCAATAATCATTTACACACTCAATACCAGTAGCTAACATTTGATGAATTCTAATTACGTGTTAGGCTAAATAACAACAAGTATATCAATAAGTTATTGGAGGCTGTTAACTACCAGTATTCAACGTGTAACCAATAGAGGGTAAGTTCGTATCTGTAAATGTATAATGTATAAGCTATGCTTGATGATATTCGACTTACCCTCATCAGTTAGCAGTAAAATTTACATATAAAATTTTTGTCTTAACACATACTTCAAAATTGAAATTAGAAAAAAGTATAGTGTTGTTTCCTAGTCAATCAATTATGGTTGCGCTGCTACTCTGCGACCGTTAGCGCCATACGTTCCATTTCGCCCATATACAACAAAGGCGCACTCTTATTTGGGTGCGCTTGTTGTTGTGTTTTGATTTGTCCTAAGGAAAGAGTGAGTAGTAGTCGCTTAGTGGCAACTTCTACATATATATTATACCTAATAGCAAACTATAGGCACACGGACAATCACGGACATTTACGGACATTATAGGACAAGTTTTCGCCCAAATTCCAATAATGCCTTTTGTTTATATCTCTTTGCCTGTTTCGTTGAGTAACACCCAATCATTTTATAAGCATCTTCTGTTGTGTTGTTGAGTACAAACTCATAACGTAGGATAATTGCCCCTAGCTTTTCATCTAGTGCATCTATCTTAGTGATCGCATCACATTTTAGTTTTGATAGTTCATCAATACGCTTATCACGTTCTGCTACTGTATCAAGAAATCTTGCTACGCTACCCTCTAACCCTTGCGGAGTTCCACCACCTGTTACTCTATCCTTACTGTAATCAATAGCACCTATCGATGTAAGGTTTGCTCTTAACTGATTGATTTCTTCCTTGATAGATGCTATCTGTACATCAATTAACTTAACAGGTTGCAGGTATTCAACCGCCATTTCTATTAGTTTCTTATCGTCTAATTCTCCCAAACACTTCACCTCACTAGTTAAATCCACCATTTATAAGCACCAAGTAAAACAACACACTCCAAGCTATAAATATAATTGCATTTGCATAACCACTATCCACATTACCCATAGCAACTATCAAACAAAATAACATAAACCATACCATGTATTTATACCTCTGCTAGTTTTGCGTATGCCCAACTCATTACACAATTTGGGTTTACACAAGTCCAAGATGTTACACCACAATCCCATGTATACACTTTTCCGTCTTTAAAAAATGCAAAATGCCGCTTTCCCCATTTCATATTTTCAAAATCCCTAACTAATACAGGTGTATCAACTGCTACTTTCGACCAGTCAATAATTCCTAATTTTTCTCCAATGCTTATGCATTCGTTGCGGTTTAATTTAGGCAATATACTTTTAAAAGCTGATGCACCCATTGCCTTTTCACAACTACTTATCCGCACTTCATCCACATCATCAAACATAGATGGCTTTTCATTCGTTAGATATATGTTATCGTAATTATCCGCAACAATATATCGCCATCCAGCATCATATAACCTCTGAAACAGCCACTCTTTCCCTTGTTTATCTGTGATCATACTCTTTTCACCTCTTCATATGTCATTTCAAATATATCAGGCTTACACGGATAAACCTCACCCTTAATGCCTTTTATAATGTAATCACCTAACAATGCTTTATGTTTCCCCTCTAATGTTTCAATAACAATATCATCATTAAGGCAACCATAAAAACTTTTACCACAAAAATTTACACATTCTCCATAGTTTTCCTTTGTGTATTGTACTGCCTCAATAACTACTGGTTTCTTTTTATATTTTTTAACCATACTGTACCCACGTTCCTCTATCCTCATTCCATTTAAACTTAACTACATCGTATATTTCAAAATCATCTATGTTTTCACTTACCTTACCGATATAGAACACGTTTTCTTCACTCTCTACTGCAAGTCTACACAAGAAAGCAAATGCATCTTGATAACTTTGAGGTGCGATGTAAAAGTCGGAGTGTTCAACGTAACCGCTATAGCTTGTCATTAAAACACCCCTGCTAATACACAAAGAGAAATAACAAAATTAACCCCACAAGCTAACGGCTTTATATTTTCATCTCTTGTTATAAAGCACATAACAAGATTATTTATCATAAGTGTTATGCTAACTAACTTCCAACACATTAATGTATCCATTTATCCACCTTATAACCCTACCCTTATACACTTAATTCCCTTTTTCACAACACCATCAATGAGTTTCATCAACTTATAATACTCACGATTTCCTATATCATTCACATTCCATGCGTTGTATGCCAGGTCAAAACATTCATTAAGACTTTGGAAATCTTGGCAAGATAATATATGTTGCCTTAACTTTCTATAATAACTACTCATACTCACCTCTTATGATAAGGCGGATATTTCACCGCCCATATCCTTTACTTAATCAAAATATACAGTAACGCACATACTATGAAAACTAAAGGTATTATCGCCACACCTACGGCAAAATACGTAAGTAGTTTTAACTCTTTTTCTTTTCGTTGCCGTTCTGCCTCTAGTATCCACAGGATATAGCCTTTTTGTTGTGGCACATTAATTCTTCTAGGACTGCACATTATTTATTCGCTTTCAACTCTTCAACTTCCGCTACTAACTTAGTAACCAATGTTTCAAGTTCTTTGATTTTGCCTTTGTGGTTTAATTCGTATTCAGAACCTTTGCCCAATCGGAAGTTCACACTAGCATTTACCATTTTTTCAGAACCTAATGTACCACCTAAGCTAAACATTACGTGTTCAGTAGGTGCATAAAATGCACCAAGTGCTACTGCACTATGTCCTTTGTAATGCCCATAACCAACGGAGAATGTCATCTTATCGTCTTTGTTATAGCCTAAGTAGTGTAATGCGGATAATGCTGCATTCACTGCACCAGCTTTACCAATTTCACGTTCTACGTTTCGTGTCATACCACGCTCTAAACTTTCAATTCGGTTTTCATGGTTTTCTAATACGTTCGCATGGTCTACTAAAGTTTGTTCGTGAGATTGTAATTGTTGTTCGTGATTATTAATGATCGTTGTGTGATTGTTAATTACTGTTTCATGACGATTAATAGTATCTGTATTATTTTTGATGTTATTTACGTTACGGTCTACTCTGATGTTTAGGCACTTAATGTCTTTATCGTGTTTTACTAACTTAGCACCCATAGATGCGATTTCATCGTAGGCAGCATATAATTGGCTACCATTGACTGCATCTGTAGATGCTGCATCAACTTGTCCAGCTGCAACATTTGTAATTTGTCGGTTGTAATATTTCACACCGCCAAACCCAGCTCTATCCTTAGAACCAACACTCACTACAGATTGAGGGTTTTCTCCTGCAAAAACGTGAGTAACCCCATTTAATACTACTTGTTGTGTAGGTGCTGGGTTATCTGTTACGGAATTAGTACCCAACGCTACACTATTACTTTTGTCTGCTACTGTATTATTGCCAATAGCGTAAGCATCCCATGCAGTTGCTTTACCATGAGTGCCTACTACTGTTGCACCCTGTCCAGCAGTTTCGGAGTTAGCACCGATTACCACTTGTTCTTGGTCGCTATTTGTTTTGTTGTTGTAACCGATGATTGTTGTTTGGTTCGCACTTACTGTGCCGTTATTACTACCGATAACTGTTGTATCATTACCGCTAACTTTAGCATCTCGCCCTAAAACGATTGTGCTCGTACCTGTAACTACTGTATTTACACCTAATGCTGCGGAGTTGTAACCACTAACCACAGGTGCAGTAGTATTTGGTTCTACTTGACCTACTACCAAACCATTCGCAAATGTGCTACCAGTAACTGCTGTCATAACCATTGTTGCTAATACTAATTTATTGTTCATGTTAATTTCTCCTTTTATGTTAATTAATTTAGAAAACTTATTTACCTGTACTGCCATAACCGCCAGTACCTCTTTCTGTTTCACTTAATTCATCGCACTCCACTATATCGACCATTGCTACTGGTACGATGATTAATTGCGCTATGCGATCACCTCTAAATATTGTGTAATCACTACAAGATACGTTTTCATATGCAATGCTTAATTCACCTCTATAGTCAGCATCAATAATGCCTACGCTATTTGCACATCTTAGAGGTGTTTTACTCATACTACTTCGTGGCACTAACAACCCCATATGACCTTTTGGAATTTCTACTGCTATCCCTAGTGGTATTTTCTTCTGACTATCAGCAGGCACTTTGATGTGAAATGGACAATATAGGTCTAACCCAGCTGCATCTTCACTACCTCTTGTTGGTAGTTGTGCATATTCACTTACCAACTTCACTTTCATCTTTTCACTCAAAATTCCACCACCCCTAACATCATCAATGCACGTTTTACTGTATCTCTATTTGCACCAACTTTCGCACTAATACTTCTTAATGACATTCCAGCCTGATGCATTTTCAATAATGAATTGCCATCTAATTCACTTGCACGTTTATACCCCCTTTTAGGATTGGTTCCTACCAACCCTAAACAACATAACGCTCTACCAGCCGTTATATTTCCATACACACACGCTGCTAGTGCTAACCAATTAAGGTTAGTGTCAGGCACAAACTCACTCATATTAACTGCCATTTTCGTTACTCCATTCACTTTCTCTATAAATTCGGAAGAAGTCTTCCGCACTCATTACGACTAACCAAGGTTTATTATTCTTTTTCCAAGCTACTATAGGCATATCACCACTTTTTTTTGCATCGTGTTCCGCCTGTTCATATGCTTTACGTACATTCAGATTTTCAACGAATTTGACTTCTTGATGTACGTTAGGTAGTCCGATGCAGTCGCTTGCATCACCTGTATTACCGCAATATTGGACTGTTCGCCTTACCTTATCGAACCCATTGGCTCGGCAAACATCTCGCCACATTCTTTCACCTCTAGCCCCTTTTTGTTTGCTATTTATTGGCAATGATCATCACCCCTCACTCGCAAATTCCATTAAGTTTGTTTGTACTTTTACATCGCTCAACATTTCCTCTTTAGCTTTCACATACATTCTTCTGTCAATTTCAAACCCATATGCACTTCTACCAAGTTCCATTGCCGCTCTTAATGTGCTACCACTACCAGCTACAGGGTCAATGATTACATCGCCCTCATCTGTGAATATTTCTATCAACCTTTTCAATACACTTACTGGTTTCTGTGTTGGATGAATGTTAGGAACTATATTCTTGTTATCACGTTTCCATTCAAAATGATCAAATATCATTTTTTTGTTGTTATTAAACTTAGGAAGTTTTTCACGATACAAAACTAATGCATATTCAGTCGCACCAACAATACGCATATTTGCTTTTAAAACTTGCGCACTATAATTTTTATTGAAAGTAATAGGAATATAATTTTTGAAGCCGTGTTTCTTTGCGTACTCAATCACCATTGGTTGTTGTTGATAACTACAAAAAACTATCATGCATGGTGCTTGTCCACGTTCTTTAGGCTCTTTCTTTAGCAACCGATTACAAAAGTGAAAATACTCTGCAATGTTAAAGTTATAATCAGAATTAAAGAATGCTTTACCAGCTTTTTTGCTTTCGCCATTCTTATTATCGCCGTCTACATACCACATAGGATTACTTGCATAAGCGTTGTTTCCTAGATTGTATGGTATATCTGCAATCACTAACTGTGCTTTAGGTATTCCATATCGTTTAAAGTTTTGGAAATTATCATTAAATAACTCGATTTTCATAATTGTTCTATTTACTTTCTTTCAATCGGAAACTTTCCGTAATAGGCACACCAGCCTCGGTTGGAATGTAAATAATTTGGTCTTTACTGTCTTTCAACGTATCAACCCACAACCAATGGATGTAGGCCTCGTTGCCTTTTAACGATTGACCGATAATTTGATTTGCTTTTGCAGTACCCTCTGCACGTTTCACTTCTGCTTGTGCTAGGCTTTCAGCACTATCTAGTTTTGCCTTAGCCTCTAATACTGCAACTTGTCTGTTCTGTTCCGCTCTAGCAAGTTCAGCCTCGCCAGCTTTTTGCTGTTGCCATACCATATACATCGGCACACCAAACGCAAAACTCCAAACTACCGCACCAATCATAACCACTACCAATAAAGCTGATACAAGCTTATTCATGTTTATTTCTCCTTTTTAATCAATCACACTCTCTATTAATACTCACGCCTCGATTTCTTCTACTTCGATAATGCAGCCTATAGGAGATGTAGCTACTAATATTCCGTTTACATCCTCGAACCATATGCACTGCATTCTTCCGTCAAGCGATCTTCCTAAATCTCTTGTAAAATTTTTTGTTGTTTCATAATCTTTCGTTACATAAATCCTAACTCCGCTATTTGCGAATACTGTAACCCTAACCATACAATCACCTCTTAGAACGGAATGTTTTCATCTTGCGGTTGTTCAAAACTATCAAAGTTACTAGATGCAGTTTCATCATTTGTTAAGGATGTACCTACAAAGTTAGCAACTACTTCTGTTACATATCGTTTTTGTCCGTCTGCCGTTTCATAGGAACGTGTTTGTAATCGCCCCTCTACAAACGCTCTATTGCCTTTTCTCAAATTTCCAATGCTTTCGCCTAGCTTTCCCCATGCTACGCAATTAATGAAAGCGGTTTGCTCTTTTGTTTCACCATCGCTTGTTGTGAAAGTATTGCTTGCTGCCACATTGAAAGTCGCTACTGCTTTTCCGCTTTGTGTATAGCGTACTTCTGGATCACGTGTAAGATTACCTAAAATTTGTACTGTATTCATTCAATTCTCCTTTAAATCTTTTGTTCGATGCACATTGTTCCTTTGTACACCTTGATGATTTCCTCTAGGCTTTCAAAAGTTCGTGCATCAGCTTTCATAATCATTTGCATCTGTTGCGTTGCCTCTTCTTGCGTATCTACATTTAGAGGTATCTCAATGGTGATAACCATCTTTCGTTTTTTACTTAGCATTTATACCCCTTACCAATAACTAAGCTGGTTTAGTTCAGCCTCTACATCATCAATAAACACATCGTAGCTAGGATGAATGTGGCAATCGACTGTTGCCTCATTCCTCATGATTTCAAGTAAGTTTTCAATCTTGGTTCTTGCTTGTGCCTCGTTGTTAGCCAGTACTTGAAAACTAACATTGAATGATACATTCACACTTACATCAAACTCTTTTACTCTTTCCCTCACGTTTAACCCCCTATCGCTTGTTTTAATAACTCTTTCCCTTTATCAGATATTTTGCTTTTGTTGATTATTTCTGTTACATCTACTGGTTCTTTTGCTACCTCTACCAAGTTACCTGTGGCAGTCATTTCGATTTGCTTTTGACCAGCACCAATCAATGCACGTTCACGTTCTGCTTTCTCTCTTGCTTTAAGTAGCAAGTGATTGTCTTTAATCGAATTAGACAATCTTAATCGTTCACGCTCTCTTGTTTCTTGCACTTCATAGTTTTTTACAAACTGCGCCCTACATGATGTTTCGTTGAAGTTATCGCCGTTTTGAGGGTCAAATGATTTCCAAATCGCTTTGGCACATTGCTTTGTTAAACCATCTAATTTGTCTAAACCCTTTTCGTAGCCATATGATCGTGCTACTTGATACACCCTTTCCCAAGCATCTTGTGCGGTTGGAAGTTCCTCATGTGCGTTTACAAAGGCACTTAATGCGGAACATTCCTCTCTAATTTCGGCAATCGTTGGTAAGAATTTACATCTATCAATCAGATTGCTTATAGCTTGTTCAAGGGTAACTGGGTTTACGTTAGATAACTTTGTTACATACAACATCATGCGTTGCTCTGACATATCAGTAGACCACGCTATCTGTAACATCGATAGTGCTTTCAAAGTCTGTTGTTGGTTGTTCAGTATCTACACCCCCTAACTTATTCATCAAGTTATTAACTACGTTGATTGCATCTTCCTTGCTATTCTTTTTAGAATTAGGTTTTCTGTATTCGCTACGCTCCCATGTTCTAACCGCTGCTTTCCAATCTTTCATGGAGTTCTTTCCTACTTTCCATCCATTGCTTTCGTAGTAGTCATAGAATTGTTCAGCGTTTATATTGTTGTTTCTTTCAATGCAGTATTGTTCGATTTCAGATAGAGTAGGTTTTTCAAAACGCTTGCGTTTTGTTGTAGTGCTTGCACTACTTGCACTACTATCTATCTCTTTCTCTATCTTTATATCTTTCTCTAACTCTATCTCTATCTCTGGTGTAGATTTCTTCAAGATTTCTTCAAGATTTCTTGATTGAGTTAGTTTCTTTTCATCTGATATTCTTCGGTCATAAAGCCTTTGTCTATCGGCTTCTGTACTGCCTTTACCTATGAAGTTCTGAATATCCAACATATAAATAGCACCATTTTCTAGTATTTCTATAAGTCCTAATTCTTTAAACATAGATAATGCTTGTTTGATAGTACCTACTTGATGCCCTGTTACACTTGCCAGCATTTCTGCGTTGTAAGGAATGCGATCATTAACCACCAACTTTCCATCATTCTTTAGACTTCTTAGATAGAGTTTTAAAAGAATATTACTGTACAAGTAGCCGTCTTTCATGCTTTCCAATATCTTCAATTCATCGCTATCAAAGAAATTATCTTTAAGCCTTAGATAGTAATATTTTTTGTTATCGCTCATAGGCTAGTCCTTGTTTAGACTTTCGATAAACTCTTCTTCTGTTAAAGGTTTACCTAGCATAGCAATTCTAGTAAGTGCTTTTGCGATTTCTTCACTTTCGTTTTCTACACTCAACACACTATCTGCCATCGCATAGATAGCATTTAATTCTTCAATTATTCTGTTATTGAATGTTTGTTCGCCTTGGTCTGCTTTGTAAAATTCAATGCGGTTTTCAACATAGGCTCTAATCATTACCAATTCGTTCATATTCATCTGTCCTCTTTCCTACTTCTTCTAATAAGTGTTTGCGTATCTCTTTAGCTAACACTCCATGTGCTTGATTGTGGCATTGCATACACAAGCAAGCTAAATTTCTCAAATCACTTAAACCGCCTTGTGAACGGAACACTATGTGGTGGCATTGTTCAGCCCTGTATCCACATATAACGCATTGTCCGTTATCACGTTCATAGGCTTGTTTACGTGTTACTGAATATAATTTGTTATCCCTTTTCTTTCGATTGTTCACTCTCCCACCCCTCTATAAGTGATTGAATGTACTCACTAGGTTCTAACTTGATACCTAGTTGTTCACATTCATCTGTTAGACAATCAATAAGCCTTGCCATTTCTTTTGTGTTATAAACGCTGCTGCCGTGGTAGCACATGATATTGTGATAACCTTTTAGGTTTTTACATTCGCCAGCATCTTCTGCTATCCATCCTATGCCGTGTGCTTGCCATATTTGGATGTACCTATCTATGGCATCCTCACGGACTGGAACATATGTGAAATGTCCACAGTCCTTAATAGCTTTTTTGTACACATCTTCTTTTGTTGTGTAGCTATTTTTACTTAGTTCAAGTGCTATGTTTTGACATAACACCCAACAGTAAGAGTTAGCATTTAGACTTCTTGATTTTGTTTTACGTTTGATTTCTACTGTGTACTCTTTATCAGTAGTAATCTTTGATAGATCATTGTCATGTGGTGCAGGTATTACTACCATTACACCTAGTGGACTACGAAGTATATCAATATTACTTGTTGTCCACTTCATAGCCTTTTACCCAGTCATAAAGTTTAGACATTTGGTCTCTTGTAACGTTATCAATCACACCAACACCAAACATTTCTGTTAATTGGTGTGCTACTTGTTCTTCACTTAACCCATGTTCACTTGCCATCTTTAGCACGATTGCATACGCATTGTGAGGGTCAAATTCTTTTTCTTTCTTTTCCTTTTCTGCCGCTGCATTGATTTTGGTATCTTGTAAACCTCGATATACATCAGCGCCTACACCAATCATTTTTGCTGCAGTACCTAATGCATCGGTAACCGCCATCTTGAATGCCTCATCATTTCCGTGGTAACCATTTTTATCTTTGTAGATTAAGAAATCACCACCATAACCCGGAATTGGTTTACTCCACTCATCGCCATCTTTGATATATAGATTTACTTTTACATAAAGCATCGTTTCGCCAGTAGCTTCTACCAATACTTGTTCCGTATCTACAATGTCAAAGTACCAACCAACACCACACATACCATAAACTTCGGTTAATATTTCCCATCTCCATTGTGGAGAAATATCATACTTGCCTTTAAGTTTCCCAAAGTCAATTATTTTTAACGCTGATTGCGGTACAGTTTTTACCGCATTATATCTACTATCCATCTATACCTCTTTGTACTTGTAACCACGCATTTCTAAGAAATCAGTTAAATCTTTTGCATCATCTTCTGTTAAGTCATAAACAGTTACTGTTAAACCAACTTTTGTTTCTGCCACTTTAACTATTTCAATTGGTTCATTTGTGATACTTGCTCGTGCAGCCTCTTCCATTTCGTTACGCTCTGCAAATTTTGCATTGATTAACTCTCTAGCTTGATCTAGTGGCATATCTTTTACTGCATCCCAACATTCATTAAATGTGATTGGTGTTGCAAGTTCGTATTGTTGGTTACAAGTATCTACAACAAACTCAATCATGCCTTTTTTCTCTGCTAAGATTTGTTTATAATCATCATCTGATTGTTGACGCTTTGAAATTTCAATCATCATTCCCTCAATGGAAATTTCAATATCTTTCATCTTTGTAGTTTTATTTAACCAGCGTTTATCGTGTTGAAGTTGATTTGCGTACTCTTCACGCACTCCATATTTTTCAACCATCTTTTCGATAAACTTATTGATAGCATCTGTTTTAGCTTGTACCTCTTTTTCATCAAAATATTTAATTTGTTCTGCAAGTGGTTTTTCTGCATCGTAAACAACTTTCAATACTTCATTTACTTCTTCTTCAAATAACTCAATCGGTCTTTTGAGTTCTCGTTTTTTCTCTTTACAAAATTTATCAAGCGTTGTTCTGTACTTAACGATTTCATTTTTAGCACTTACCATGTCTTTATAGTTTTCTTCCGTTACTACAAGTCCTTTGTACTTTTCTAACTGTGCCTCAAAGTAAGTTTTAATTTCATCTTTGTTCCACTTAAACACTTGTTGATTTTGACTAACAATAGGTGTTAAATTTATTTCCATTTATTTCTCCTTGTGTTAAAATACAAGTAGAGTATTTTCCAATATCTCTACACAAAGTCCGCTGAAACTTCTTCTACACTTTTCACTAGCGGACTTTTTTATTTTCATAAAACGCTATTTCTTCTTCCCATTTACTACTTAGTAACCACATCGTTACACCTAATAGGCTTTGACAAATGAATGTCCACATATCGATGTTATCTAGTTCTAAGCTACCCATACCACCTACCACTAATAGTGCTGATATAATCTTCATCACGTAACATAACTTAATCATTCGTAATATCCTTTACTAGCTAATGCATCAATTACCATTTGCGCACTACTATCTGCATCCCATTTAAGGGCATTACCAATAAACTGTTTAGCTGATCTAATTTGTTCGTCAGTTAATTTATCTGTACTTTCAATAGTCGCTTTATGTGCGTTAGCCATTCTTCTTAGTTCTGCGAATATGTTCATAAATCTTCTCCTACAATCACTAGCATTTGGCTGGTGATTTTTTTTATTTCACTCTTTAACTTTTTATTTTCTTTTTCTAATCGCTCTACCTCGTTTTTTAATTTTCTGTAACCAATAGCAGAGTATTCACTTTCAACTCCTGCTAATGCTTCAACCTCTTTTTTACTAAACCTCACACCGCTTACATTCGGCAGTTGGTTTAGTTTGCCTTTATTTCTTAGGTCATACACTGCAGTTAGTGAAATTTGAAATAGTTCCGCTACTTGGTTAGCCGTGTATACTAGGCTCTCCATCTAATCTCATTCCTTGCGTGTAAATCAGCCGTTCTAGCTAACTTTACCCAAGATAGAATAACTTTCTTATTCCATCTTGATTGGTTACGTTTATGCCATTTAGCCTTGATGAGTTTCCGCCAGTATTGTGCGTATTCATCATTTCTGCCTGCATAACCAAACATAGTTGAGTTTTGGCTATAAATTTTATTGGCAACAGTTAAATCATTATGATTTTGAACTAACATAAAACCGTCTCTCTAAATTACAGTTTAACTGTAATTTTAGTGTAAAAAAATATTACAGAAAAATAATTCTGTGGTACGGAACACCATATAAATTTTCAATCTTTTTCAATACATGAACATCAGGAGAAGATTTTCCTTTCTCATAGTTGATTAGCGTGTATTCGCTAATACCTAGCATTTCTGCTGCTTTCTTTTGAGTTAGTCCAGCATTTACTCTAGCTGCTTTTAAGGTCATTCCATCTTGAACAAATGTTTCTTGTGTCAATTTATCACCTCGCTTTATCTATTTGTTGATTGTATTGTATTACAGTTAAACTGTAATGTCAACAGTTTTTCTGTAAAATCTAAAAAAAATAATTGATTTTTTCACAGTTTAAATATATGATATAGATAGTAAATAAAAATTTTAAAAATCACAGAGAGGGGAAAGCAATGAGTGATTTAGGAAATAAAGAAATATTCGCTAAAAACCTAAGATATTATATGAATTTATATAATAAGACTAGAAATGAAGTAGCCAATGATAACAACGTATCATATACAACTCTTGCTAGTTGGTTAAATGGTGATAACTATCCACGCATTGATAAGATTGAAAGATTGGCTAATTACTTTAGAGTGAATAAAGCTGATTTAATCGAAAACAAATACTCTGACAAAGAACCATATTATAATGATCCATCTGTTACAGAATACGCACAAGCGGTAAAAGATAACCCAAATCTTAAATTACTCTTTGATGCAAGTAAGGATATGTCCAAAGATGATATTGAATTTGTAATAAACACTATCGAAATGTTAAAGAAACGTGAGGGTAAATAATATGGAATTGCTATTATCTGTTATATCTATAGTGGCTTATTTCTTTGGCTATCCTACTGTTGCAGGTATTGTAGGTATCATAGCTACTATATTATTTGTATTATTTTATTCAAAACAAAATAAACCTTATGCAGTTTTTGTTCCGTGGTTAATCATTTCAATTCTACTAAATGTATTATTTGTTAATTACAAACCTAACTTTATATTAAGCATAGGTATTGTTTCTTCAATGTCTATATGGCTTACTTCTGTTTTGGTTTGGTTGTTCAGTTCAATAACAAGTAAATAATGAGGAATTTTACACACATTCTTTTATGTACAATATCCCCATAAGGGGGTTAAGTATTATGAATGTTGTTTTGATTTACACTAAGTTAAGACCTACACAAACTGCGGTATTAAAACTAAACGATGATGGTACTTACACCATTCTCGTTAATAGTGATAAGCCTATTGATGTACAACGCAAAGGTATATTACATGAGATAGGTCATATATTGCATGACGATATGTACAGTCATGCACACATTGATTTGTTAGAGAAAATGGCACACGCAAGGGAAATAGAGTTTGAGGGCATCAACTTCTACACACATATATTATGAGGTGAATTATGCAATACAATTTCACTATCAGAAAAAAGGATAAAGGGTTTCAAATCATAGTAGCTTACAAAGACGGCTACAAATGGAAACAAAAGTCTAAGCAAGGGTTCAAAACAAAACGTGAGGCTAAGGAATACGGACACGTTATAGTTAAAGAATTAGACAAAACCGCACTACTCACCAAAGATACAGAGTTGAAAGAATTAACTTTCAAAGAATTTGCGGATATGTTCCTAGAAATAAAAAAGGCACACATTACGCATAGTACTTTGGTTATGTATAACCACGCTATATGTGCTTACAAATCAATTCACGATATGAAATTGTCTGATATTAAACCGCTACACATTCAGAATGTAGTAAATAAAATGGTTACATCACCTACCACAATAACAACGTATTATAAAGTAGTTAGTCGGATATTCTATATAGCAATAAACCCATACAAGATAATTTCAGATAACCCATGTACTGGTGTTAGGTTGCCACGTATTGAACGTAAGAGTATGATCCATACAATCTCTGATGAAGATTTAAACCAATTCGCAAAGTTCATGCGTGAGAAATATCCACAAGCCTATTATTTCTTACAAATAGCACGATATACTGGCATGAGGTTTAGTGAAGTGTATGGACTAACTTGGAATGATATATCCCTAGAAAATCGCCAAATTCACATCAACAAGCAACTTTCTTTCCGTAAAGGTGCAATTACCTTTGAGAAAACGAAAACCGCCAATTCGGTGCGAATTTTGCCAATTCCGCCTATATTAGAAAACATACTAATAGAATATAAATCACATGAGTTAGAGTTTGAACATGACCTTGTATTAAACCCATACAAAAAGAATGGTGTTAAGTGGCAAATCAACACCTATTTAAAACGCTTTGGAGATAACTTATCAGCACATAATCTTAGACATACCTATGCTACAAAGCTATTAGCAAATGGTTTAGATGTAAAAACTGTATCATCACTACTTGGTGATACACCACAAATGGTTATGAAAACGTATGTTCATTATAACGATGAAATGAAAGCAGCAGCATCAAATGCAGTTGCTAATATTTTTAAATAA